TTATTGGAACAGCAACACCATTAACACCATTTAAAAAACGAATAATTCTTCTTTTAAGCCAAGTTATATTAAAGAAAAATCCATCACCTTTATAAAAATTCCAAGTAATAATTCTTTTAAAATAATCATCATTAACAGTATAAAAAGTAGTAGCACTTGAAGTTACATTTTGGTTGTAAGGTTCTGTATCATAAGGAATAGTGTTATATACACCTAAATTTGATGAAGTTAAACCTTCTGGAATTGTTGGTCTTTTAATACCATAAATTCCTTGTGCAACCCAATCTAAAAGATCGCCATTAATATTTGGGTTTGTATAGACAGGTAAATTTAAACCATTTATTCTGTCTAAATTTAATTGCGAAAATGTATTGTAAGCATCAAAAAACGCTTGTATATCTTCCGAAAACGGTGCATCCGTATATTGCTGATATAGGTAAGCAGGAAGATTTTCTGTAATCATTTTTATCCCTGAGCAATAGTAATCAACGCACTATTTATTGTAAAATAACTTTCAGGATCGCCATAAACAACTTCAGTTCCAGAAATAGGCGCAGTTATTACACCATCGATTGTAACTGTAAACACCATTTTTGATAATTGTTGTGGTGGAATTATTGAAGAAACTGCTTCTTGAAAAACAGTTTGCATTTCAAATACATTAATTGGCTGACCAACAGAAATGTTATTAATATAATTAGCAATTGCTGGTGCTCCTAATTGAGCAACAGCAGTAGATGAAACAATATTTGTTGCAATAGTGTTCCAAATTAAACCAATATTGACAGTTTGAGCAGTTGGTACAGTCCAAGTAACAACATAGTAATCTGGATAATCAACAATTTCTACAATTTGTTGATTTGGAATATTAGTAAAGCCACCACCAGAAGTATATGTTCCAAGACCAGTTGTATTATATGGAGTATATCCACTTTCAGAAACATATAATTCAACAGGATCAACAGCCAAAGGATAAGTAAAAGTGCTTGTTCCTGTTACTGTAAAAGTATATGTTCCATTATAAGCAGAAGGAGTTGCACCAATAATTTTTCCACCTGATACAGTTCCAGTTAAATTATGAGGATTTTGTGTTATTACAGTAACTACTCCACCAGACCATGTAATGGAATCAATAACAATATTTAACTGTGCAGTTTTTGCAGTTAATGGTGTCATTCTATAAAGCATACTATTAATGCCAGTCATCCCTGAAACGCCATAAATGGCTGTATAGTAACCATTAGTAAAATTAGGATTTATATTTGTGGAAACAACACCCGGATAAGCATTAGTTATTCCTGTAATTGCCAAAGATGAACCAACTAAAGTAGCAATATCTGGCATACTGGAATAAATAGTTTGAGCCACTACAAAAGGATCACCACCGCCAACTATTAATTGCCAAGCTGTAGTTCCACCAACTCCACCAGTTGATTGATTAACAAAAGAAATTAATCTTGGCTGAACTCCATTTACTTTTGCAAGTTGAGTTTTTAAAAATGTTGGAGTTCCCATTCCAGTAACTAATCCAGCTTGCAATACTTGAGCTTGATAAGCCTGTAAAGTTTGTGCAGAAGTTCCAGACACTCCAGCAGTTTGATTTGTACAAGAAATATTAAAACCACCGGGAATTGAAGTAATAATTTGAGTAACAGTTCCGGGTGGGACTGCCCAAGAACCAGCAGTTGTAGCTAAACAATACACTGGCTGACTTTGACCAGTGCCACCAATAACCCCGTCATTTCTAGCGATGATGGATGTTTCTTGAACTACATATTGATAAGTACCGTCAGATACGGTAAACCCTTTATTTATAACAAAACCGGCATAACCGGTGAAAGTTACATAAACAGACGTATTAGAGCCGACGCCCTGTTGGACACCGTAAACGGCGCCCAATTGGTACAAAATAAAAGGGTTTGCCGTATAGGGGCTAATAGAGTTAACTAAATCTACATAGGCTTGATCTTGAATGACAAGCGCGCCAGTGGCGGTAGAAGCCATATCTTCTACTAAAGAACCGGGTAAATTAGCAGTAAGACCGGGCGCTAAAGCTGTTGCTGCCGCAATTTCCGCGTTTAATAAATCGGTCGGAGATGCTGGAACTGCACCCGCTGAAGTAATAGTTGCCATTATGTTGCCACCGTAGTTTGAATAGTTGTTCCGTTTTGAAATACAGCATTGATATTATAAGTTGGATTAACCGCATTTTGGGTTTTTAAGATAGTTAAACTAGCAAAATGCGGGGCGTATTGGTTCTGAGTTCTATTGATAGCTAAATCGGGAGGTATTTGATTTAATACCGACGAATACGCGGGTATACCATAATTGGCATAAAAAGGGCTTTCGCCTTGATTTAAGCGCAATGTTTGAGTTAAAGTAGCCAGCCAAACATAGCTGGTTTCTGTAACTTTTTGCCATTGACCGGATTGGTTTACGCCATAAGTTCTCATACTGGAGTTCCTGTATTACTGGTTCCGGTTTGAACGCCGGAATGTTTATGAGTGCTACCAACATCTTTAGAGTTATTGGTAAGTGTACCTGTATTGGCAAAATTACCTGTTTGGTTAATATCACCAGTAATTTGCATTGTGGCGCCTGTTCCGCCTGTAATATGGAAACCAGCATCGCCGGTGATAAGCCCGTGAACCGTTAAATTGCCGGTAATAGTTACTCCGGCATTATCAATTACCATTATTGTGCTGCCATGTACGACAGTTACGCCTGAAGGCACTAAAGTGATAGTGGTATTGTTATTAGTATCGCGGATGACAGCGCCATTAGGGGCGTTAATGTTTACCGCGTTAGGGTCAACGCTAGACCAATTTTTATTGCCAATAGGCACATAAACAAGAGCGCCAAGGTTAAATGGAAGATCAAGTGGGGCTAACCCTGTACCAAGTCCTGTAACGCCGCCTAATCGCGCGTCTGCCGCTAAACAAACGCCATAATCGCCAACTTGTACAGGTAGTCGTACATAAGTGCTTTGAGCAATAGGGCAAGTTACTTGGGGAAACGTAAATTCGCCGCCAGTATCAATTTCAAAGTTAACAGTGACAATTGACCCCTTTATCGCAACCACGCGGCAAGGAAGTTGAAAACCAAAAGCTTGCTGATTCTCTTCAAGCTTAGATTGAATAAGATTTGAAATCGATACTGCAAAGGGGGTTTTTTGTTCGGCGCTCATATCTGATTTATTGGTTTATTAGGGATAATCGCTTCAATAATAGTCACCCAAGCATTGCCGTCTGGGGATCTGCTGCTGCCGACATGGTGCAATTTAGTAATAAAAAATGTACCGTTAAACGATATTCTATTACGGTATTGTGAGTTATTGTTAACTACGTTTAGCACCGGTATATTTGGCTGAAACGAAATATAGTCCCCAATATTTAGGTCGCCGCGCATCACCACTTTAGCCGATATGGTGTTAATGCCTAACCAAGTTAAATTACCGATAACGTCGATAAATTCAATTTGTTTTGTCGCTGAAGGCGTTATTGCGTTATCCGTTAATAAAAACCCTTGGGCTGTAGACGTAATAATTGCGCCAGCGTATTTAGGGTCTTTTTTAATGGTTCTACTTGCTTGATTTATTTTGGCGGAAAAGCTAACTAAATCAAAATTTTGCGCGGGGGCATCTTCGGTATACACTAATCCTGTACTAAACGAGCCAGAAACAGGTGTGTTGGGGTAAGCGTTTTTTAACGCTAGCGTAACCGCGTCTGTTAATTCGGTGCCTTTTTGCCAATTAAAAGTAATGTTTTTAAGAGAGTTAGGGTCGACATAGCCCGGTACTATCACTAAGTCTAAACAAACTTCAGTACCTTGCCAATTTGCAAAGGCTTGCAAAATTGCGCCTTGAACAACGACACCGCGCTGTTTAGGGTTAGCGTAGGGTAAACCCTTAGACATTCCTATTTGCACAACAATTCCGCAAAGTTGAATTTTTTTACCATCGGCAGAAATTGTGGGGTTTAAATTGGCAATTTCCCCTAATGCTTTTAAATCGACACCCCATACTTTGATATATCCATTAGATGCGTATTGATGGTAAGCATTTTGAAATATGTCCAAATCTACTCTTAAACTAGAGTAGTTATCATTGCCTAATCCAAATTGCGAACTATAAGTAAACGCTGTAAAACGAGTTGGATCTTCTAACGGCGGCGTAATGGTGATGTTATAAAATCTCATGGGCTAATTTCAAAATTATTGCTGCTTTCCCTATAGATTAGTGTTGAAGTTTGAAAGTATCCAAAAACCAAATTAATATCGTAATTATCTGGGGAACCAATAATTGGTCTAGAAACAATTAAAGTTCCGTTGTTGTTGTAGATATTTATATAGTATCTTTTTCCGTATAGATTCCAAGTGCAAATTGCAACGTAATTTACGCCATCTAATGTTGAGTTAAATTGAAAATTAGCAAAAGGAGTGGGATTAAAATTAATTAGCGTTGTCATGATTAATCCGCGTAGTAATTAATATTTGTAGGAATTTGCGGAGTTGGAGTTTGCGTCCAAGTAGCCGTGCTTGGCAATCCATTAGAAACTTTATTCATTAAAGTGCCTAAAATAGATTGCGATTGAGAAGCCGTAATCAATGGTTTAACAAAATCCCACTGGAACATGTATTGGACTTGTTTATCTGACGGCGGGCTAATATCCCTAATGCTAGTTAACAAACAGTTTGCATAAATTAATCCGGGAGTTAGAACAGTAAAAGTTCCGCCCGTAGAAATATGCTTTTCAATACCAAATTGCAATGCAGTTAAGATAGCCGTTTTGAGGGTTAATCCGCCGCGAGTTTGCGCGGGGCATACCATTAGCATACTAATGTCTAAAGGTTGCTGAACTACAGCGTTCGCCGCGGTAGCAAAGTTGGCAAAAGGGTATTCCGCTACTTGCCATTTTGCTAATGAACCGCCCGGTAAAGGCTTGTAATGAGCGAAAAACTCTCCGTTTTCAATACCGGGTATGTCCATCATTTCTGTCAATAAAGTAACGGGTGCATATCCGCCGAGATAGTCCGCCAATCCGCCTACTAGCCATATAGGGGCTATTTCAAAAGCAGCGGAAAATGCGGTTTGTCCAAAAGAACTCATAATTATTACCTTTGTTTTCCTGCCATTGTTGCGGCTTTTTGACTTACGCCATCGCCGGTATTAACGTAAATATCTGTTCTATTAGGGTTAAATAATTCAAGATGATTAGGATCTTTTTTCCCGTGTGGAATATAAAGATTAAATTGATCTTTTAACTCTTCTTCTGAATATTTAGATAAAAATTGTTTTAGGCTTGACATTGATACGTCAACGCCTTTGCCAAATTGATGAGTGCTTTTTCCGGGTGGGGCTACAAGATTTCCTTGTTTTCCGCCAGCGACCCAAGCATCATATAGAACTTTTTGTTGCGCTTCTGATCTGTAACCGCTAATAGGGGTTAAACCCGCCATTTGAATTGATTTAGCTAATTTATCGTCTACGCCTTTTAAAACGGCATTGCTGTTGTATTTTTCTAGTTGTCCGCTAATTCTTTCATTTGCGCCTACAACTTGTTGTCCGCCTTCAACATGCCCAGCCCAACCAGCGTTTTTGGCTTTAGAAAACCAATCTAATCCAGTTGGTTGATTTTTTAAAGATTTATCTGGAATAAGACCAAAAAATTCAGCAGTCGCAACAACGCCTTTAGCTAATGCTTTTAGCGCCTCCAAAAAAATACTTATATCTTCTTTTGCTTCTCCAGATTTTAAATATTTCCCAAACTCTTTAATTCCTTCATTAAGAGTTTCCATTGCTTCTTTAAATTGTGTGCTACTTAATAAATCATCAATTGTGTCGGCAATAGTTTTGGCTAACATTTTTAATTGAGGTGTTAAACCATCTAAATTTTTAATTAATGAATTTTCAATAATATTTCCAGCTTCTTTAATACCAACCCAAAATTGTCTA